AAGAAAACGATACTACAAAGAGGCGAAATATCCTTTTACAATAGACAAGGTAAAATATTAATGCAAATTTTAACACTAGATGATCAGACTTTTTATCTGAATAATCTACCCGACGAGATTGACGAGGATCTTCGATTCAGTGTACTAGATAATAGCGATCCACAAAATCCTGATTATTTTTATATTCCTTTGATTTTTTTAGAAAGTTTTACGGCTCCTGCCGCTGTACTTAAAGTGGGACCGTATACCATTAATATGCCACTTGACTGGTGTACTATTGTCGGGGATCCCACTGGTCCGGACATGGAAGTGTTGCCGCTAACAAGCCTAAATGATAGAGGATTTAAAACCTTCTGTTTTAATCCCTTAAGTGGATTCCGTCCAGAATTTTTTGAAATTGATATCATTGATGTGTATCAAGATGTTAAGTGGTATTTTCCTAAAATGAAAACTGGACAATTACTAACGACCCCATTACATCCCGGTCCTAAACCTAGTTGTGCTTTCTTTGTAAAAGATGTTAGCAGACAAAGTGAACTAGTAGATTATAGTAAGTGCTGGTAATATGGGAAGTCTTAAACCAGGCGCAACATATATCCATGAACGTGTAGGTGATGTTGTCTACAGCAGAGAATTTGGTGCTGATCCCAGCACTAGACAAGTAGCTGGCTGGGATTACAATAAAGATGATCCAAATTTTGATCCTAGGACATCGGATGGTCGCCCATTGATTGACCAGATGCGGGAAGACCAGTTATGGGGAGAAATTCGGAGAGCCGCCAAGACAAATATAACCGTAAGAGATTTACTTAATCAGGCAAAGACAGCATACTTACTAAGCAAAGAATACGAGAAAAGACATGGCCGCAAAACTTGACATTAAACGTGAACTACGTGCCGTAGATCAGAAAGACTACAACTTTTACGCTAACCTTACCGATGAAGAACGTAAAGTGTTTAGTCCTTATATTTTGATGAGATATACCTCCAATGTTCAAATTGATGATCCGGATATTCAAGAACATTTTTTAGAAATGACCAATGAACTTGTAAACAAACATCACTGGGTATTGAGCAAAAATCATAAGGAAATGTTGTGGAAGTTGTTTGCGGCATGCGGAGTTGGAGTTAACTGTTTCCACCCATATCTTGCCGCAGGTAAAAAAGAAAAAGCCAACAAGATTGAAAAGTTGTTGTGCGAAATTTATCCTGCTATGAAGCTAGACGATATTAAAGTTATGGCAAGTTTAATGGATAAAAATGACATTAATGAGCTGTTTGATAAAATGGGATTTGATAAAAAGCAAAGGAAAGAATATGAGTGATCTAAGAAAATTAATTAATATAGTCGAATACGAAAAAGTGTAATGATCAAGCTAGAAGAGCAACCATATAATTGTGTACATTGTGGTAAGGCCTTTATGAAAGAAAAGACCTTGTATGCTCACATGTGTGAACCCAAACGTCGAGCAATGCAGAAAGATGAAAAGCGTGTTCAAGCAGGGTGCATGGCCTTCAACAGATTCTTTAAATTAACTCAAGGTGCTAAAAAGGACAAGACTTATGCTGATTTTTGTAAAAGTCCGTACTATAATGCGTTTGTAAAATTTGGCAGTTTTGTCAACAATATAATGCCATTGTACCCAGAAAAATTTGTAGACTTTGTAATCAAGAGTGGTATTAAATTAGACCATTGGTGTCGAGATGAACTGTACGACAACTATTTGTTTGAGATGTTAAAATTGGAGCCAGCCGAAAGCGCCATTCAACGTAGCATCAAACATATGATGGAATGGGGCGATGCCAATAACGCAGAATTTCAACATTATTTTTTATACACAAATTTAAATAGAGCAGTAAATGATATTCGTAATGGATATATTAGTCCATGGTTAGTTCTTAATTCCAAATCAGGTAGAGATATGGTTACTAAATTTAATGACGAACAAATGGATATTATTGCTCCGGCATTTGATGTTCCGTATTGGCTGAAAAAATTTAAAGAACAACCGGATGATACTGCCCTTGCTAAAGAAATTTGTAAGGAGACTGGAATTGAATAAGGATCTACAGGATTTTCTAGGAAGTCATAGAATATCAGTAATCGATACCAATAAACGTGCTCACAGGATTACTAGGATGAATACAAGGTTCTTTGAAAGTACTAGCGACTACAATCTTGTTATGACTGATAAAATTCCTTTCGAAACTGAAAAATTATTCACTATAGAAATCTCAGAAAGTGAACTTACTCGAATTGCTGAATTTGAAGCGCAGGTGTTTAACAACATAAAGCAAACAGGGCATTATAATATGTTTGAAATGCTCATGGAACAAAAAGAGCAAGAGAAACATCTACGTGATAGATATCCAGCGGTAAAGAAAGCATACGAACATTATAGTTTAATGTTAGCACTGGCTAACAGTGGAGGAGATTTTAGTGCCTGATATCGATATTGACTTTGCTGACCGAACAAAGGTGCTTGACATAATCAAGCATGTTCCTGCGGCAATTGATACTTTTAAAAAACACAATACCGGCGTATATTGTCACGCTATTCCGTATAATCCCTTAACCGGCTTATCAAGCATTGATTACAAAGAAGCAGAGGATAGAGGATATTTTAAAATTGATTTCCTTAACGTAAATATATACACCGGGATTAAAAATGAAGAACACCTTAAACAATTAATGGAAACAGAACCGCTATGGGATCTACTGGAACAAGACGAATTTACGAATCTACTATTCCATGTGAATGGACACGGGCACGTATTGAGGAAAATGAAACCGAAAAAAGTCGAAGAGCTCGCGGCTTGCCTGGCTATAATACGCCCAGCAAAAAAACACCTGCTAGGATTGCCGTGGAACGAAGTATTCGAAGAAGTATGGATGAAACCGACGACTAACGACTACTATTTTAAGAAGGCTCACGCTATTGCCTACGCTATGGCAATAGTAGTACAAATGAATTTAATTTGTGAAGGTATCAGTTACGAGTATAGTTAACGTACTGGTCTTTTAGCAGTTCTAATTAACTGTATTGACTTACGTTTGACACGTTTTTCTGCGATTTCGCTTAGATTAACAGTTGGCCCAAATAACACTTCTAGGTCTTTGCTATTAAATGTTTTAATAGCCTTACGATATACTGTCATTTCATTTTTAAGGAAGATGTTAATGGGGATCTTTCTATTACTTTCCCACCACCAAACTTCTCCCATTTCTAAAAAAGTTTGCTTGTCAGTTTCTGATTTAATTTCACTAAAATCGTACAAACTTACAACATTGTGATCTAGATTAATAATGATGCCGACGTACTCATTATCACCTATTTTAACGCAGGTAATAAATGGAAAGTTACTTTGAAAATCGTCCTTTGTGGTCATTGAATAAATATATGTTATGCTTACTTTACCAGTCTATTTATATCCAAATTCATTCGACGTTATACTGGATCTGGACGTATACGATCAAAGGATACACAATATTATGTACCAACGCGACCTAACAATACAAAAGGGTGTTAAAAATAACATTCAACTACAATTTAAAAACAGTGACCAAAAACCTGTTCCAATCAGCACAGGATCATTTGTGTTTTCAATGTTTGATCGTTCGAGTCAGCGTTTAATTATTCAGAAAAATATAACGGTATTAGATGACGGGATTACCACAAGCACTCGCGGACTTGCGCTATTATCTTTAATGGAAGGTGACACCTGGGACATAGACTGCGCAGATTATCAATTTAGTGTTAGTAAGTACGACCCTGCGGACAATACCTACACACCCGCATACTCAAATACCTATTATGGAATGGCTGGTACACTACATCTACAACATGATCTAATGCCAGCATTACAACCAAGTCTAACTGTTACGTCCTTCCAAAAATTTCTAAATAGAGATCCAGGTGCGCAACGTTTTGAATTTGATAGCGGTAATTTACCAGCTCACCCAAGTTTTCATAAGAATGGTGAATGGCATAGCATGGCGGTATACATGACCAATTATACTGGATGGGTTTATGCCCAAGGAAGTATGGACAACACTCCTCCTCCAAGCGGGTCTATAACTACATTTGCTGATGTAGTTTCTAGATATTATACCAAATTTACGGGAATTGATTATTTTAATTTCCAAGGTGTGTTCAGCTACACACGTCTACGTTATGTTCCAGACATTGGACCATATCCTGGTTTAAACGACCAAACACAATACACCGGAACTGTTGACAAACTGCTATATAGAGGCTAAAATAGTAGTATGAGTCTTATTGACGAAGAACTACTAGCCTTCTTACCTCCAAAGCGAAAACAAACTCCAAACGGTTGGATTTCATTCAACGCGGTATGTTGTCACCATAATGGAGAAAAGCCAGATACTCGCAAGCGTGGCGGTGTTCTTATGAATTCAGCAGGTGGATTCCAATACCATTGTTTCAACTGTGGATTCAAAGCAGGATGGAGTAAAGGTAAACTATTATCAAAAAACACTCGTAAACTATTCAGTTGGTTTAACATGTCAGAAAGCAAGATCGCAGAATTAGCGATGACCGCACTACGAGAACAAGAAGATATTCCTATAGTAAAAAAGACCGTAAACTATGTGTTAGAAGAAAGAGCACTACCAGATGAGTGTTATCTTTTTTCAGAAGTACAAGATACTGGAGAAGACTTTATCAATGTTGTAGAATATATTTTAAATCGAGGAATGAAGCTTGATTGGTACAACTGGATGTGGAGTTCGGCCCCAGGGTGGCGAGATCGCGTGATTATTCCATTTTATCACGAAGGCAAAACTGTAGGGTATACTGGCAGAAAAATTCGAGAAGGTAAACCCAAATACCTAACTGACGGACAAGGTACGTATGTCTTCAACCTAGATAGACAAACACATGATAGAGAGTTTGTAATTGTAGTAGAAGGACAGTTTGATGCCATTGCTGTAGACGGAGTGGCTATTATGACTAATGAACCAAACGAAGCTCAAGTAAACAGAATTAAACAACTTCAACGTGAAGTTATTGTTGTGCCAGATCGAGATAAACCGGGAGCTAAACTAATCAAAGCCGCATTAGATAATGAATGGAATGTTAGTTTGCCAGAATGGAGCAACGATGTTAAAGACTGCGCAGAAGCTGTGAAAAAATATGGACGTTTATATACATTAGCCACAATCGTGAAGTATAAAGAAACGAATCGACTAAAAATAGAACTACTAAAGAAAAAACTGGAGCGACTAGATGTCTGAAAAAACAAATTATAATTACGAAGTACAAAAGCTATACCTTGAGATGTTCTTGAGTGATGGGGATTCTTTTATGAGATGTGCTAACATCTTTGATCCAGAGAGCTTTGATCGTAAACTACAAGAATCTGCGGAGTTTATTAAAACTTATGTTGATGAATATAAGGTAATGCCCGAGGCAAAAATTGTCAACGCACAATGTAGTATTACGTTTGATCCAATACCATTGCCAAAAGAAAATTATGAATGGTTGCTAAATGAATTTGAAAATTTTAGCAGACACAAAGCATTAGAACGAGCTATTATTAAGAGTAGTGACCTAATTGAGGACGGTGACTATGGCCCTGTTGAAAACATGATCAAACAGGCAATTCAAATTAGTCTGAACAAAGATATGGGTACAGATTACTTTGAAGATCCACGTGGTAGACTAGAAGGACTTAAGAATAGTAATGGACAGATTAGCACTGGCTGGCCAAGTATTGACAAGAAATTATACGGCGGATTTAACCGTGGAGAGTTGAATATTTTCTGCGCTGGGTCCGGCGGTGGTAAATCGTTATTCCTTGCTAACTTGGGTGTGAATTGGGCACAGGCGGGACTTAATGTACTATATCTAACATTTGAGTTGGCTGAGAATTTAGTGTCAATGCGTATTGATAGTATGATGACCGGTGTTGGTACAAGAGACATTTTTAAGAACTTGGACGACGTCGAACTTAAGGTTAAGATGATGAAAAAGAAGTCTGGCAATATACAAATTAAGTATATGCCATCAGGCAAGAACTGTAACGATATCCGTGCTTATCTAAAAGAATATCGTATTAAGAAAGGAGTGGATCCAGATGTTATTTTAATTGACTATTTGGATTTGATGATGCCGTTAAGTGTTAAAGTTAGCCCAAGTGATCTGTTTGTCAAAGACAAATATGTATCAGAAGAAATCCGTAACTTAGCAATGGAAACAAAATGTATTACTGTTACTGCTAGTCAGTTAAATCGTAGTGCTGTTGAAGAAATTGAATTTGATCATAGTCATATTTCCGGCGGATTGTCAAAGATTATGACAGCAGATAATGTGATTGGTATTTTTACAAGTCGTGCAATGAAAGAACGTGGACGCTATCAAATTCAATTTATGAAAACTCGTTCTAGCTCGGGTGTGGGACAAAAAGTTGATTTAGAATTTGATGTTGATACGTTGCGCATTAACGATTTGGGCGAAGACTCTGAACCTAGTTTTAGTCAGGGTGGCGGACAAAAAGCCGAAGTTAGCGCAATGATTAATTCGTTTAAAAAGACCAGTACAGTTAGTGAAACGGTAGACGCAGATGGCGTTATTAATCGTCCTACAGATCCTGCGGAAGGCGTACCAATTAGTAAAGTTAAAGGAGTTGCCGGCTCTGCTAAAATTCGAGATTTATTGGCTAGTATGAACAGCGAAAAAGACTAAGGGTAGGTCTATGTACTACCTGATTTAGAACCAGGTCGAAACGACTGAATTTGCTACAATTTCGATACCTTTTTTCCATTGATCATCGCCGTTTTGATTAAAAACTGCCTCAATTTCCGCCGGGGCATCAAGCCATCTATGCTCTAGTTTCCACGGTGGCAATCCTTTTTGTTCACCGTCTAGTTGTTTGGGGCCCCAAGCACATACCCCTGCTACAACACGATATAATTCAGGGGCTTGCCCGCCGGCTATTGCGGCCAATACACTAATATCGCTAGTAATTCCAATTTCTGGAGTAATTGCAATAGTACTAGGGCCTTGCCAATCTAAAGTATGTACAACATGTACCCTACCAGGTTCAACCGGACCTCCGCGATAAATTGGAGTTGGGTCTTTATGATATTCAACTCCCGCCGAAGACATAACATGTCCTAATGTAATTTCGTGTGGTTTATTGACCATAACTCCCCAACTGCCTTCATCACTATGTTTGGCAATAACTATTACAGCTCGGGAAAAATATGAATCAACTTGTTTTGGTTGGGAACAAATAATATGTCCCGTTAAGTTTAATGAACCTTGCATAGAGATATTTAATCCAATAAATACTCTTTATGCGAATGTTTGATTTTACTCCACCTATTGAATTACATAAAGATCTTAATCCTGTACTATGGCAGGACAACGGGCAACTGCGCGAAGAAGTTAGATTAGCCTTGTTAAAAATATCCACGGTCTTTTATAAATTTCTAGGAACCGATGCTACCTTAGTTGATGTAGTAGTTAGCGGCAGTCAAACAAATTATAATTACACAGACAAAAGTGATTTAGATCTACATTTAATAATTCCTTACCATGATGTACAATGCGATATGGATATAGATGAATATTTTGATACTAAAAGAAAACTATGGAAAGAGCAACATAATATTACTGTATATGGTATACCTGTTGAATTATACGCAGAAGATTTAGATAAACCAGCAGTAAGTAGTTCGTATTCTCTAGTGGAAAACAAATGGGTTAAGCCTCCACAACAACCTGTTTTAGACTATGATGTCGAAGCTGTTAAAAAAGAAACAGAGCACTGGAGCAAAATTATCGACGGAGCTATTAAGAGTAAAAATTTGGATATGCTAACCCATGTCAAAGACATGATTGCCCGTCACCGTAAAGAAGGATTGGCCAAAGAAGGCGAAATGGGTGTTGCCAATTTAACTTTTAAGAGTTTACGTAACTCAAACCAAATACGTAAGTTATTGGCCGCAATTAGACAATTGGGCGATAAAGAGTTAAGCATCTAGTAAACTTTTTCTTCTAGTAAGGCGTTATTAATATATACACCCTAAGGAGGTTTGTATGTTAATGAGGACTAGAAATGAAACAGATGCTTGTAGTGTTAATCGCCATATCTATGATGATAAGCCAGGAAAATGGGATGGCGAGTATCTCTACTCCTGCCACTGTCCAGACCCGGCATGCGATCAAAAACGAGCGGGCCCGTGGAAAAACACCAAAGACGAAACTAAAGTCACAACTGGTCGTTATCCCTTATAATACAGAAGATATTGTAGTAGACGATGATCAAACCTTTGGCCGTAATCGTAAGCGTTTAGGAATTGTTCACGAACAAGAAGAACAGTTATCTGACTATGTAAAAATTAGACTAATGCTAGCTCGTATGAAGGCTATGGAAAAATATCGAGAAGTTTGGCAATCATAATAGAAGATTTTTATTGTGTAGTGTGCTATAATAACTTATGAAAAATACTATACACATTGACATGGACGGAGTAGTTGCTGACTGGGACCGAGCGGCAACTGAGTGGTTAAAGACCGAACACCCTGTAGACTCTGCCGGAGTTCAAGAAGAGCGGTGGCCTCCACATCTATGGGAACAACTTAGAACAATCCCACACTTTTATCGCAATCTTCCTAAGATGGCTCGTGCTGATGATATGATTACCTTGGCTCGTAAATTTCGAGATGAGCTAGGATGGAATCTGGTCATGCTAACTGCTATTCCCAGAGGCAATGATGTGTTCGAATGTTTTGATGACAAGTTTCATTGGATGCAGGAACGCTATCCAGATATCCCTGTACACTTTGGTCCTTACAGTCAGGACAAGCAGGACCATGTTAAAAAACCAGGTGATATCCTAGTTGACGATAGACGTGATAACTGCGAACAATGGGAATATAAAGGCGGAGTTGCTGTGCGGGTATTGAAACGAAATTATGATCAAGCACTCGAAGACCTAGAAGAGATTTTCGAAGCTCTTAAACTAGTTTAGCCTCAAGTGCAGCAATACGTGCTTCCTGTGCTAGGATCTTGGCATTTAGATCTTTAATAGCATTAATCAATGGAATTGTTAGTTTAGCGTAGTCTAAACTCAATGTGCCATCAACGTTGACTCCGACTAGATGTGGAACATGATCACGCACCTGTTGTGCTATCAACCCGATTTCTAATTGATCGCCTCTAGACTCGGTATCGATCCAATTAAATGTAACTGGCTGTAGTTCTAGTATTGATAGTAGTCCAGAATCTGTATTGGCAATATTTGTTTTAAGACTAGCGTCAGAAGCAGAAGTGGTCAAACCACCTTGAGCTCCTACATATACAGCTCGGTTACCTGTACCTTGTAGTGTACCGGACTGTAGTACACCAGTAGTAGTACTATCAGCACTGATACGTCCATACGCATGAATAGTTTCAGCTACTCCTAACCCGCCATACACTACTAACGAACCTTCAGTTGACGTTGTTGATGAGGCTGTACTTCTAGCAACCAGTTGAGTGGTAGCAAATAAAATACCAAATGTTGAACTACCGGACCCTGTTACTATTAGATTACCACCAATGTTTACATCACTGCCAAATCCCGCGCCGCCTTTAACTACTAAAGCACCACTACCTGATCCATAGGTAGCTGTAGTGCTACCAACAACAAATGTTCCTGTATATCCTGTTGGATCTAGACTAATAGAACCTGCTATAGTACTACCTGTGTCGGCTACAATTAATCCACTTCCCGGCAATACAATAACTGATCCTGTTGTAACTGTAGAAGCAATTCTAAATGGTCCTGTAGCACCCGTAGCACCACTTGGACCTTGAACGTTTGACGCGGCTCCAGTGGCACCAGTTACACCAGTTGCTCCGTTTGGTCCGGTTGCTCCTTGAACACCGGTAGCACCCGTAGCACCAGCTCCAGTTGCTCCAACTAGACCAACACCAGTAGCACCTTGTGGACCAACGCTACCGCTAGCACCTGCCGCTCCTGTGGCACCAATTGGCCCAGTTGCTCCAGTAGCACCGTTTGGACCAGCACTACCCGTAGATCCTGTTAATCCAGTGGCACCTGTTCCACCAATACCTGTTGCGCCTGTTGAACCGCCTGGACCAATAGGACCGGTTGATCCGCTAGCACCCTGTGGTCCGCTAGCACCTGTAGCACCAGCACCTGTGGCTCCCGGATTACCTTGAGCGCCTGTTGAACCAATTGGGCCAGTAGCACCTGTAGTACCCGTAGCACCAGCACCAGTAGCACCATTAGGGCCAGTGGCTCCAGTGGCTCCATTTATTCCGCTTGATCCTGTAGGGCCAGTAGCGCCAGTTGAACCAGCACCCGTGGCTCCTGCTGGGCCTGTGGCTCCAGTGGCTCCAGTTGTTCCAATACCAGTTGCGCCAGCACCTGTTGAACCTTGGGGTCCAGTAGCTCCCAATG